ATGTTTATAAAAAATCAATTAGACATTGATATGAAAAAATGGGACGAAATAAAGCAAAAACGAAGTGACGCAGGAAAAAAGCACAAAGGTAATCAATACTCAAAAAATGGAACAAGTGTTCCGTTTGTTCCAAAAAAAGTGGAACAAAATGGAACAAATGGAAGTGAATATGTAGATGTAGATGAATATGTAGATGAATATGTAGATGTAGATGTAGTAGATTATAATAATACTAATAATTTATATAATTACATAGAGGAGAATTTTGGAAGAACTTTGTCACCGATCGAATATGAAGAAGTTGGTATGTGGGAAGACAATGAATTAACAAGGTATGCAATAAGTCAATCCGTGCTAAATGGCAAATATAATATCAAATATGTTTCAAGAATACTTGATAATTACAAAAAAAATGGTATCATAACTGTACAACAAGCCCAACAAGCAGAAGAAAATTTTAAAAATGGCAAATCAAAGGAACCGATCAAAACATGGACAAATAAAGAAATTGTGCCATCTTGGGTTGGGAAAGAGATTGAAAAAGTAGTACCAACGGCAGAAGAAGAACAAGAAATGAAAGATCTGCTTAAAGAATATTCATAAAGGAGTGGTTATTATTGGTGAACAAGAAGTGTTAGATGAAATAATCGAGGTTCTTACAAGGTTATTGATCCAACAAGATTTTATTGACAAAGAAAAAAGCAAAAAAACATATGTCAAAAAAACACGAGTCTACAAAGATTTGTTAGACTGGTTTAAGGAGATGAAAGAAAAGTGAAAAAACGAGGTTTAAAATTTGGAGATATTATAACTTCAGAAAGTGGTAGAAAATACATATATGGTGGGCATGGTAGAGCAATCAACCAAAGTGGAATGATGGCAGCAGATATTGAATGGGCAAGAGTAAGAAAAGTTGAAAGATATGTACAATTATATAATTTTCACGACCATGGAATAAGAATACCTATGAATTATTATAGTTTAACAACAATTCATGAGAATAAAATATTAGATGAAGTTGAAAAGGAATATTTGTACAATATTGTCAAACCTTTTAAAAACAAAGTAGAATATATAGTAAAACACAAAGAAGGAGCAAATGAATATATATCAATTGTTGTTCGAGACGAAGTTTCCACTTTCTTGCCAAACTTTAAAAAAGGCACAATGTACAAAGGAATGAAACTTGATAAAAAATATACTTTAGAAGATTTAGGAATGGAGGATTAATATGAACGCAATTGAAAAGTTATTAAACACAAAAAGAACAGAAAATGGTGACATATCATACAAAACAACTGGTGATAATTTAACAGATTTGTTTTTTATGACTCCATATTTTGAAAAGCACTTAGATCAAGTCCGTATTGGAGAAAGCGAAAAAGAGAAGCTATTCAGTATGTTTATTCGTGATCCACGCTTTGGACTAGGCCGTAGGGATCTTGGGAGAAAATTAATGGAATTATCAAAGGTATCGCCTGGGAATATAGTAAAAGCAGGAAGATACGATGATTTATGGCACATTCCGACAGAATTTAATATTGAATTTTTAAAAGCAGTGGTAACTGATGAAAAAGACGAACTGGCCAAAAAATGGATGCCACGTCTTACAGGAAAAGACAAAAAGATTGCCAAGGCTTTATGCAAAATGTGGGGAATAAGTGAAAAAGAGTACCGTAAGCTAATTAAAACCGGATCAACAACCGAATACAAGTTATCATATGCGGAACCAAACGAAGATGGGACACCGCTTGATGAGTTGTTTCACAAAAACAATTACAAACACCCGCTTGTTGACGAGATTAACTTCGAACAAGTACCAAGTTTGGCAATGACTAAATATTTACACGCTTTCTCAACAAGAGAAGATATCAAACCAAGGTTTGACGAGTATATGAAAGCCGTAAAAGAAAACAAAGCCAAGGTAAATGTATCAACAACAAACGTACACGACGCCATGAAAACTGCGTATGTTAGTGATTGGGTTCCTCAAAGTGTCGAAGAAAACGCTGATATATTAGCAAGGAAAATTGAAGAAAACGCCACAATAGGCGTCGCAATGGACGCAATAGTTATACTAGACAGCTCCGGATCAATGGGCGGCTGGAGAGACCTTTTTGGCCATAGAGACTACACAAATTCTTTATTAGGCAAAGCAATGAGTATAGCACATGGTATAGCGACTCATTCAACATATGCGCCAAATCAAATAATTTCATTTAGTTCAAACCCTCAATTGATGACGATCCACGGCGAAACTTTAAAAGAGCAGTACGATAGCATGTATACAGGAGATTGCAGTAACACAGACTTTGGTAAAGTAATGCGTTTATTAGCAAAAATTAGAAAGTACCCTGAATATTTGATCGTTTTATCAGACATGGAATTCGACATTGGATCAAACACTTCAAAAGAGGGAACGATGAAAATCTTCAAAGAATGTGGAGCCAAAACCAAGATTGTATGGTGGAACTTAAATGATCGAAACAAAACTGTTCCTGAATTTGATGAGTACGGGAACATATATTTAAGCGGCTACAACTTACAGATCTTAAAGTTATTGGAAAATAAGTTTGATATGACAACTTATATTGACAAAATATTAGAAAAGTACCGCAATGATATTCACTTTATAGGCTAAATGTGGTATAATTAAATTAGAAAAGGGCATAACAGCAACAAAAAGTTTTAGACCTTTCTTTCAAAAAGGGCTGCAACATTGAATTAATCATCTCACAGTTTTGGGAACTGAATGCCCTTTGATCTAAAATGGAAAAAATAAAGGCACAATACAGCAAAAAAGGAAAGCCTTGTAAGCCGTATGTCGGTGGTTCAAATCCACCATTTGTTGAATTGCAAATTAACTCAGTGGGTAGAGTAACGAAAACCTTGTGCCTTGTTAAAAAAGAAACAATAAAGGCCATTTCTGCAAAAAAATACTTAATGTGTATGGCACACAATTCGTCTTTGACACGAATTTCATAGGTTCAATTCCTGTATTATTATCAATGGCCTTGATGAAATAGAAATCAAATAAAGCCTATTTCTGCAAAAATATTTTTAGGGTAATGCAAATGACTGATAATCATTCTATGCCGGTTCAAATCCGACTGTTGTTGTGTACAATATAGCAAAATAACAAAATAGGCTTGTAATTGAAATATAGCAGAAGGTATGTTACACTTATATAGCAAGGGTGTGATATTATGATCTACTTATTTGAATGCAAAACAGAGTCGCGAGCGTAAGGTTTTTGCGACTTTTTTTGTGGAATAAAAAGGAGGCTATATGACTTACGACAACTTTAAAGATTTATTTGACCATATTTGCGATATTAAGTCGTTTGTGTTACAATTATCAAAGAAAGACCTAACCACGTACAAGTGTTTATTTTATGAACAACACGTTATATATTGGACTTTAAATATTATGTGGGAATATATATGGGGCGACAAAGATTACCAAACTATGGAGGCAATCTTTATCAAAGCTAAACTAATTAAGAGGTAAAATGATTTTATTTTTTATTTTTTGTTGTTTAAAAGTTTCTAAGGAGGAAAATAATGGGCGTTGGAAAAGAGATCATAAACAAAGGCGGTAGGCCTAAAAAAGAAATAGACAAACGAATATTTGAAAACCTATGTGCTATACAATGCGTAAAAGATGAAATATGTGACATTTTTGATGTCGACGAAAAAACACTGACTAGATGGTGCAAAGATACGTATAATATGGGTTTCTCCGACGTTTATAAAAAAAAGTCGGCCACTGGTAAAATGAGTCTTCGAAGATATCAGTTTGATTTAGCGAAGAAATCACCTGCGATGGCTATATTTCTCGGAAAGAACTACCTAGGCCAAAAAGATACATTCGAACAGAACATTGAAGATAAAAACGGTATTATTGATGACTTGATCGGAGCGTTAAACAGTGCCAAAAAAGCTGAATGATATGTTAAACCCGAAACAAATCGAGTTCATGTTATACGATGACAGAAGAATCAATTTGCTAACGGGAAGTGTCCGAAGTGGCAAAACATATGTATCATTACTAAAGTTTGCTATATTCGTGGCAAGTATGCCTATTGATTGTGAGTTTTTAATGGTCGGGAAAACACTGACCGCTTTAAAACGTAATTGCCTGGGGCTTTTAGAACAATTAGTAGGCGACAATTTTAAATATTCAATAAGCAGTAAGAGCGGTGTATTATTTGGGAGAAAAGTGTGGCTTGAGGGTGCAAACGATGTAAAAGCAGAAAGTAAGATCAGAGGTATGACTCTTGCGGGGGCATATGCAGACGAACTTACGCAAATACCATATGACTTTTACACAATGTTGCTATCACGTTTAAGTGTTAAAAACGCGAAGTTATATGCAACAACAAACCCGGACACACCTACGCATTGGGTAAAGATAAACGTTATTGATAACGAAGAGATTGACAAAAAAGTATGGAAGTTTACGTTTGATGACAATGAAATATTAAAAAAAGAAAACGAAGAGTACTTTGAGCAATTAAAAAAAGAGTATCAAAGCATGGGAGACGTGTTTTATAAACGTTTTATTTTGGGACTTTGGGTGCTTGCAGAAGGTATTATCTACTCACAATTTGCGAACAACCCTGATTTGTTTATAAAAGAAAAAGCGGTTGATGAACACGGAGAAAAGATTAACTTTTTAATAGTAAGCATTGGAATAGACTACGGAGCAACAAAAGGTGAAACGGAGTTTAAAGCGACCGGGATTACTCCTATGTTCAAAGAAGTGTGGACAATAGATGAGATGAAACTAACAGGCTTGCATTCGCCTGAGCAGATGTATGAGTCATTCGTGCAGTTTTATCAAAGAGTTGTCGAAGAATATGGCAAGGTTACGCATTGTTTTGCCGATTACGGCGCGTTAGGCCAAGTTTTGACATATGGGTTAAACAGGCATTTACAAGAGCACAACATTCCTATAAAAGCAGAAGATTGTATCAAAGGAAAGATCATTGACAGAATTTACTTAGATCTATCTCTATTCGCGCAACGCAGAAGATTTATACTAAAAAAATGCAAGTATTTAATAGAGGCATATGAGATGGCAGTATGGGACGACAAACATGAAGATGAACGACTTGACGATGGCAGCACTCCGGTTGATGACCTGGACGCAAGCGAGTACAGCATGTTTCCGTTTTATGATAAATTAATGGTAAATATCACAGAAACAGGAGGGGCAAGATGACAATAGAAAAATATTTACACGATAACTACAATTACAATCCGGACATTAAAGATGAAATAAAAAGTTACATCGATCAATGGAAGAGTTGGTATAAAGGGAATGTTAAATCATTCCACAATTATTTTATTTATAATGGCCAAAGAAAAGTAAACAAAAAGCGATTTACGCTTAATATGGCTAAGGAATTGTCAGAAGACTGGAGCGATATTTTGTGGAGTGAAAAATGCAAAGTATCAATGAAAGATGACAAAACGCAAAAAGAGTTTGATGATCTATTAGATGAATTAGATCTAAACTCAATTATAAATCAAGCAATAGAGAAATCAGGCGCTTTAGGAACAAACGCAACAGTTGTTAGTGTATATGACATTATTGCAAACGAAGATGGGATGACTCTTGACGTATCAAACGCAAAAACAAGAATTGACAACGTTGATATTGACTGGATCTTTCCGTTAAGCTGGAACAATAAAGAAATAACAGAGTGCGCATTTGGATCGGTTCAATATATCAACGGAGACAAATACATTATTCTTTCTGTTCACCAATTGTCACAAAGCGGCAATTACGTAATACATAACCATTTATTTAAAGAAACAAATGGAAATATTACCGAGATAGAGCAGACAAAAGACACAATGAAAGATTTTGATACAAAAGGCAAAGTAAAGTGGTTTAGTATATTCAAACCGTTATTAACAAACAATTTATTTGATAACAACCCATTTGGAATACCACACTACGCAAATGCGATTGACGCATTGAAAGACGTTGACATAAACTTTGATGGCTTTAAAAACGAAGTTGTTGATGGCAGAAAAAGAACCTGGGCGCGTGCAGATATGTTCAACTATGATGACGGAACACAAAAATTGACGTTTGATCCAAACGACACTGACGTTTACGTACTTCCAAAAGGTGCAACAAAGGACGATCTTATTCAACACGATGACAGCGACTTCCGAACAGACAAGTTGATTGCTGCGTTGAATACCAGCTTAAATATACTTGGCAATAAAGTTGGATTTGGAGAAAACCACTATCATTTTGACGGGACAAATCTATCAACGGCAACTGCAGTAATAAGCTCAAACAGC